CACCTACAGAAACACATCGTGCATCGTCTGATCGGGGCAGGAAAGTCACTAGTGGGTGCAGCGTACTTCGCTAACTTAAATGATGCGTCAATCGACTGCTCAAAGTCAGATCTGGGCAAAAAAGCGAGGATCTGCACAGATTCCGTGGAGGCCGTTGACTGGGTTGGCAGTGGGTGTTTACTTATCCATCGTCGGGTGTTTCAAGACATCAAGAAAAAGTTCCCTGATATCAAGCATGGGCCTTTTTACCCTGACGATATTTCATTCTGCAAAAAAGCACTTGAAGCGGGGCATCAACCACACATTGATTTGGGTGTTCCAGTCTTTAATGTAGGAATTAAGGCATACTAATGAAACCAAAAATCTACGGATACTACGAGAGCGTTCAACTACACCCACAGAGTGAGCAATTTGCCTGTGCAAACATATGGAAATCGACTTGGGAGGCACAAGGATGGGATCCAGTAATGTTAAATCGCTCACACGCGCAAGGGAGTCCGCTCCACCTGAAACTAATGACTAAATTAACTCGACTCGCTCCAGTTCTCCCCAACGAGTTGCAACATAATTTTGCTTTCATTTGCGCTCGTTTTTCACGTTGGTGTGCGCTTCATGCGGCAGGAGGTGGATGGATGAGTGACTACGATGTTGCTAATATTTCATTCACTCCGCAACTCGCTGAGGAGGTAGAGAAGACTGGTTCATTGCTTCTTTTGTCTGGGCAACCATCTTATATTTTTCAAACAACTAAAGAAATGTGCGCTCATGTCATAAACACAATACTTTCCAATGATCTTCATGTGGGTGGAGTGTTAAAAAATGAAGATGATATTTTTAACGAATCTGGAAAACTCGATAGAATTGAAGCGAATTTAATTCACGCAAAACTGGAGAATAATATTCCGAAATCTCAATACCTAAAAAATATTTTAAATATAATTTGACAATGTTTTAGTATTGATATAAAAAGGCAATAACTCGACGTGCCAGATTCGTTATTCTGGTGACTCTGTGGAAGTCAAAGAATCCGCAATCAGGCCGAACAACGCCCAACGTGCCGGGGCAACAAAACCAAGAAACAAATCGTTAAAATCCGATAGCGGATCTTATCGTCTTGAATGTTGCCCGTAGAATTTTTCTTCGGGAGTTCAAGCAGAACAAACCCAAACAACAATTAAATAGAAAACTAAAATTATGGCAGCAGTATGTATCTCACTAGCCGCGATTCAGGACTTTGCAAGCAAAGACGTGAACCGCATCATCGGACAAATCGGACGAGTTCTCGCCCGTAAGAGTCCTTATATCAACTCCATCGATGGTGGAACGCTTCCTAACGTCTCTGACGTTGTGCGTAGTGTTGTTGAGGAAATGGCAGTTCCTGCCGCTTCGCTCGCATCTCCTACCTTCGTTAACGACACCACGCTCTGCGGTGTGGGAGCAACCCCTGACGTTGTTGGCTCGACTGAATACCAGTTCCAACTTCAGACCCTTCGTGGTGCTGGCCCCCGTGTTTGCGTAAAGCAAGCTCGCACAGCGTTCAAAGGTTCTTACCTTCAAGCTCAAGTATCGCTCGAAAAGACGATCCTCCAGCTTATCAATGCTGACATCCGTTATCAGTATCTCCTTCAGTCTGGCATTAAGTATGTAGTGGACTCCACTGCTACCTTTGCCGCTAACCTGACTGGTGATATGCAGCAGATCAACACCTTGTTTGCAGCCAAGAATCCTGATGCTCCTATGAACTTCAAGACTCTTTACAAACTTGGAACGTTCCTGCGCGAAGAGATGCTTGCTGAACCATTTGCTACCTCCGAGGGTGAATTCTTCCAAGTTATCGCTTCCGCTGACCAGATCGAGAATTTCCGCAACGATGCGGACGTTAAGGAAGATTTGATCGGCTTGACCACAGGTTCGTTTAAACTTGGTGAGACTGCCATCTCTGGCTACTCATTTCAGGGTTATCGTGGCTTTGCATTCGGTATCGACCAACAACCCCTTCGCGCAACTGCGAATGTTGCTGGTGTGCTTACCCTTGTTAACCCAATCGTCTCGACTGCCGTAACGAATGGTTTCGCTCAACGCCGTAACCCAGCATGGGTTGCAGCCACGTATGAAGTCATGTTTGTTATCGCAGGAAATGCCTTCAAGCGTCTCGTACCTGAAAGCTATGTTGGAGAAGGAACCTTCCGTTTCGCTCCCCAACTCGCAATGGGTGAACTTGAGTGGACATATTTCCGCGACAACGATTGTAACTTGTATGGTGACTTCGGTCAGCACATCTATCAAATCCAACGCGCCATCCAGCCAATCCGCCCACAGAATGTTGTGGCGATTGTCTACAAGCGTTGCCAAGATAATGTGAATCCAGCACCTTGCGTCTAAGTTAGATTGATATCGGTGGCAGAGTTAATAACTTGACTCTGCCACCTCACCAGTTTAACATTACACATATGGACGATATCCCTTCAATTCTCAACACAGCAAAATTCCGTCATTTGGTGCTTGATGGGGTTTCTAATATCGCTAACTCTATTCAAGGATTTCAAATCCCAGAATACGATTCACTCGCATTGACTTACTATGGTTCGACAAACAATATCGCAACTGTAGCTTACAGCAAAGCATCTGTTATTGTTGCAACGCTGATATTGACATATTCCGTGCAACCTCCCACTGCAAATGACGCAAATTTAGTAATGGTAAGCATAGAGTATGGCAGTTAGATTCAATCCATTTACTGGCAGTCTAGACTTTAGCCCAAGTGCCTCGCTCACAATCAGTGAAGAAGGCGCGTTGCCAAATGGAAATCAAGTTGCTCAAATCCAAAGTGGTGAACTTACAAATGTAGCTGAAATTGATGCTGGAGAATATAGTCCAGCACCTTAAAACTTTCTGAATAACCAGAAAAACAAAAAAACAAAAAACAATAAAAAACTATGGCAAATCCAATCATTCGTATCAAACGCGGTTCTTCCGCTCCAGCAAGTCTTTCTTCTGGAGAGTTGGCAATCGACCTAACCAATAAAAACCTCTTCGTCGGTAAAGCTGACGGATCAGTACTCATCGTCGGCGGCGAAGGCACATTCGCTACTAAGGCTTACACAGACAACGCAGTTGCAGAGGAAGTAGTTGCTCGTGACTCAGCAATTGAGGCTTCCGTTTCAGCAGCAGCAGCTACTGCTGAAACAAATCTATCTAACGCTATTTCGAGTGAAGTAATGGATCGTGAGGCTGCGCTTGAAATTGCCGTTCTTGGACTAGAAGCCGCTGATAGCACCCTCACCAGCAATCTTTCTGCTGAAGAGTCTGCTCGTATTGCCGCTGACGGCACATTGACATCGGCAGTTTCAGCAGAGGTTTCCCGGGCTACTGCCGCTGAAGGTGTTATCGCTGGTAATCTCTCTACTGAGACAAGCAACCGCACCAGTGCTGATTCGGCCCTCGACGGCAAAATCACAACTGAGAAAAACCGCATCGACGCAATCCTTTCTGCCGCAAGCGCAGACAGTGACACGTTTGCTGAAATCGTTTCCCTTATCAACAGTGTTGATACGGCAAATGACTCGGCTTTCGCTGGTTATGTAACGAGCAACAACGCTGCTTTGGCTTCGGAAGTTTCGGCCCGTCAATCGGCTGATTCAGCTCTTGATGATCGCGCTACCGACCTCGAAACCAAGACGCAGAACATCGACCTCGCTACGACTGCTGGCACGACCAAACTTACTGGCACTCTCGAAACAGGCGGTATCGCTGCCACTGTGGGTCAACCTATTTTGGATATAGCTGCTTCCACCATAGTTCAAATTAATGCTCCAGAACTTGTTGTGCTTGGAGCAATTACTGCGGACGCAAAACTTTCAGTTTTTGCTGGCGGCTTTGAAGTCACTGGAAATTCCACTCTCACAGGCGACCTTTCGGTGACTGGCAACATCACTGACGCCATCATCGACGGCGGAACTTACTAGTCCCTAAACTAAAGTCCTCTAGGGGGATCAAAACCCCTAGAGGCATCCCATTCTATAATGGCTAATCCAATCATAGTCCCTAAAAAAAGCACAATTGCTGCGCGGGTTCCTGCAAACGCAGACCTTGCATCTGGTGAGATTTGCATAAATCACGCAGATAAAAAACTCTATGCCAAGCATCCATCTACGGGTGCAATCCAAGAAATTGGTGGTATGTCTGTGCATTCGCACGACGAAATTTATTCCCCTGATAGCAGTCAGGTTTTAGAACTGCAAAACAATAGCAACCTCACAATAACAGCAGGAGGTTCCACAAAAATTTTCACGCTTCCTAGTGCATCTGGTACTATAGCAACGCTAAGTGACATTACTGCAAGTGTAGCTGGAGTTACTTCCGTCAATACCCGCACGGGAGAAGTTACGCTTATAAAATCTGATGTTGGCCTTGGTAATGTAGACAACACCTCGGATGCCAATAAACCAATTTCAACTGCTACACAGACTGCTTTAAACGGCAAGATTGGTAGCAACATAAGCGGAGCAACAGGAGCAACAGCATTGACAAACATGATGCAAATCACTTTGGCAGGGTATAACGCTCTTGGGGCTAGCATTAATGCTAACACAGTTTACATAATTGTAGGATGATTTTAACTAATTCCAGTGCGGCAAAAGTAGGTGGCAACAATGCAACCACAATAGCGTCCTCAACGGCATCGTTTCGTCAGTTTATGTGCTATCTAAGCGCAACAATCTCAACCGCTATTACAGGAACAACTGGGCTTATTAAAAACGGAATTGGTGGGCTTGCTCTTTCTGGAGTATGCAACTATACTGGGCCAACTCAAATCAACGCTGGGACACTTAGTATTACGAATGCTTCGACACTTAATGGAGTTATTAGCGGAGCGGGATCGCTGACAAAAAGCGGCGCGTTTGCTGTAACTATTGGGGGTAATAATACTTATACTGGAGGAACTTTCTTTTCAGGCGGAACAATAACCTTTTCGTCTGGGAATGCTTTTGGAACTGGCTTATTTATGGCTCAGACAGCAACGCAAATAATCACAATAAATAATATAACCTTGCCAAATAATTTCCAGATAAATGCTGGTGCAACAATGCAATATCGCACCTCTGGAGCGAATACAATAACACTCACAGGCAATATTACTCAAAGCGGAAACCTAAACAAAACAGGCAATGGAACGCTTGATTTAACTGCGGCAACTTTGACCTATACAGGATCGACAACCATTCAAGGTGGGTTCATTCGAGCCAGAAAAACCAATGGAGCTTCAACGGCAACCGCAACATTTCAATCTGCTGGACTTTCGTTGGTGGTTTCATTCAATGTTGCACCTCCATCTGGAATAACAACATTCCGATTCTTTCAAGGGACTACAACCCAAACCTATGCAACTGTTACGTTGACGGGACTTCCCGTTGGATCAACAGCAATTTATACGTCAGCAACATCAACACTTACTGTAACAGTACCATGATAATTCCTTCAAATGAAAATGGTTGGTCATACGATGATTCTACAGGCAACTGGAAACTGGTCTATGCGGACAAGCTAATTATATTTTACGAAGAAACCAACGTGTCGATTGGAACTCAAAACACATTGTTTGTGGGAACGCATGAAGAGTGCGAGGAACAAATAGTTAAAGAGGGCTTATCTTGGCCTGTTGAGGTTGAGATAACCGCTTGACAAAAACGCAATGCAACGATTAATAATAAACTATGGCACTCACATTTAACCCATTTACTGGCAAGCTAGATTTCACTGGAAGTCAAGCAACCGCAGCAATTGGATCGACTGGGGCTACAGGCCCATCTGGAGGCCCAACGGGGGCCACGGGAAGCACAGGCCCAATCGGTGCGGGAACCACAGGAGCCACGGGCGTTGCAGGAAATGACGGGGCCACTGGAGCGACAGGGCCAGCGGCAGATACTTCTGCATTCGTGCAAAAGTCTGGTGACACGATGACAGGAAAGTTAACACTTCCAGCATCTACTACAGCTACTGCTGGAATTAATATTGGAAATGGAACTAATCCAACGTCTCCTGTTACTGGAGACGCATGGATTTCAAGCGCAGATCAGTTGCTTAAATGGAGGACAGCTTCATCAACAATAAGTGCTGCTGCAACAAATCTTTCAAATAGTTTTACTGCGAACCAAACAATTTCCACTTCTATTTCAAGCGCAGTTCCTGCACTTAGAATAACACAACGAGGAACTGGAGAGGCATTAAGGGTTGAAGATTCAGAAACTCCAGACGCAACGTCATTTGTAATTAATTCAGATGGCAGAGTTGGCGTTGGTGTAACTCCAGACGCAACTGTTGCACTTTCGGTTGATACAAGCGGAATTAAATTCAGTGATGGCACTATTCAAACAACAGCAACAATCGCTGGTGCAACTGGTGCAACGGGAGCAGGAGCAACTGGTGCGACTGGAACTGCTGGCGTTGATGGGGCTACAGGCGCGACTGGGGTAGCTGGAAACGACGGAGCCACAGGAGCAACTGGTATTACTGGCGCGGACGGAAGTACTGGCGCAACTGGTCTTCAAGGTGATGCTGGTGCGACAGGAGCCACTGGTGTTACAGGAAATGACGGCAGTACAGGGGCCACAGGAATCCAAGGAGATGTCGGAGCCACGGGCAGCACGGGAGTACAAGGAGATATTGGTAGCACAGGGGCCACTGGTTTGACTGGTGTTAGAGGGGCCACGGGAAGCACGGGTGTTGCTGGAGACGTTGGGGCCACTGGCATTCAAGGTGCAACTGGTTTAGATGGGGCTACTGGAGCAACTGGATCTACAGGTATTTCTGGAACGGATGGTGCTACTGGAGCCACTGGACTTAATGGAAGCACAGGTGCAACGGGGGCTACTGGCATCGGAGCTACGGGAGCAACCGGGCCTCAAGGCCCACAAGGGTTTAGTTCTGGAGCGGTATATTATTTTAACCCATCTTCATCTTCAAGTATCCTTGGATATTATGAGATGAATAGAAATTTAGTAATTGGAGTTGGAACTACCCTTACAGCAAGTGGAGCGGAAACCCAATTAGTTGGATCATTTGCAACAATCTCAAACGATCCAAATGTTACAACAATTACATCTGGAAACTGGAATTTTGAAACTTATGTTTCTATGAGTTCCAATGGGGGAACACCTAAAATTTATGGTGAGGTTTACTATCGTAATCTTGCTGGAACAGAAACATTAATTGCAAGTAATATTTCTAATCCTCATTCAATTACAAGCGGAACAATAAATGAATTGTATTTGTGGAGCATCCCAGTCCCAGCGACAAATATTTTAGCTACAGATCGAATTGTAGTTAAATTTTACGCGCTTAATCTTGGCGGTAGAACAATGACAATGCACTTTGAGGATAGTAATATTGCACAAGTTGTTACTTCTTTGTCTCCCGCATTGCAGGGCGCAACTGGTTCGACTGGAGCCACTGGTATTCAAGGTAATGCTGGCGCAACTGGAGCCACGGGGGTTACCCCAGCAAACATCGTTCTCTCGGATATTACTGGTCTAACAGGGGCAACACAACTGACCAATCTCGTTGAAATTACTCAAACTGGATACAATTTAATCGTGACTCCAGACCCAAACACACTGTATGTAATTGTTGGCCCATAATTAAAATGAACGATAACGCAACCAGTCACGGAATTTTAGGTACGATTGTATCGACCACAGGATTTATAATTTCAATGTTACCAGAAATAGAAACTTCAATTAGGGTTGGTGGTGGAATAATCAGTATTATAGCGGGTATTTTGACTTGCATTTACATGGTAAAACAGATATTAAAATGAAACCAAAAAAAATAGTAGTAGCAATGATAGTAACATCGTTCATAATACTAGGAATGGCATTCTTAACGGGATGTTCTGTACTTGGGCAACCAAACGTGTGTATCGAAACGCAATACGGCAAGTTCTGTTATGAACTGCCAGAAATTAAAGGACTTAAAAAATGAAAACAAACTGGAAAACTACACTTCTTGGAGTATTTACTATTCTTGCGGCAGTTTCAGAAGCAGGAAAAGAATTTTTGAGCAACGGAAACCTTGGTGATATTGGCTTGCTTTTTGCTGCCATCACTGCTGGAGTTGGGCTAATTCTTGCCAAAGATTCCAATAAATAATGGTTCCAAATTCTCGACCGCAGCAAGCGAAGGAGAAGACTTTGGCTATGGTCATCAAGTCTGGAATTGTGGATCGTGTTGCACTCGTTGGAATCCGTGGGTATTACATGGATACAATGGGAGAGAAGGGAAAAAATGACCGAGGTATCTACGACGATGCGATTATACTTTTATCTCCTTCTGTTCATGCTACTTTCAATGCGAATACTGATCCGTCAGTTCACAGGAAGGGTATTGCGGTTCTCAAAACGGGCATTCATAGGTTCCGTAAGGGGAATCATGGGATTAGTAAACCCGGAGGTGGTTACCCTGCGCTTCGACCTGCTAACGCAAAAGAAGAACTGCCAGTCACGCGGGATGGGATTGGAGACGATATGGGAATCGCTATTAATGTCCACAAGGGAGGATACAATACGACCTCCTCGCTGGGTTGCCAAACGATCTACCCACCGCAGTGGGACGGATTCATCAATTTAGTATATTCAGAAATGACTCGATACGAGCAAAAAACCATACCATACTTACTAGTCGATCATACATAAATGGCAAATATCACCCACAAGTGGAAAAAAGTCCTAGCAGTTTCGTGCAGTCATGCAAAATATTGCGACAAAGAGGCTTGGAATGCCGTAATGACGTTCAAATCGCGCTTTTCACCTGATACAATTCTGCATCTTGGAGATTTTATTGATTTATCAGCCCTAATGGGCAATGGAATAGGTTCTGGAAGTGATGGAGATGAAGTAACTCCAGATATTGACACTGGCTTAATGCATCTTCGTGAATTAATGGCTGGATGCAAGAACCCTTATGTTCTTTGTGGGAACCATGAAGATCGCGCATGGAAACTGACTCACAGCAAAAATTCCGTCACTTCATATTGCGCTCACAAAATTGTGTCTGCAATCGAAGATACAACGAAAAAACTAAAAGCTAGATTAATTCCTTATTCTGGAATTGAACAGATCGTTGACATAGCGGACATTGGTTTTACTCATGGAACTTGCTATGGTGAATCTGCTGCTAGGGACATGGCAGAGCAATATTGCAATGGGACAAGGCGCAAAATAGTAATGGGACACACCCATCGTGTTGCTATCCAGAACGCCAGAACATATCATGGTGGCACTTGCTATAATATCGGAACATTAACCGCTAGAGGGGCGTTAGAATACGCCAAAAATAGGAGAAGCACGTTCAGTTGGTGTCAGGCTTGGTGTTGGGGTGAGTATTGTGAATCGCTTAATCAATCTTCACTTCAAATAACGCAAAGAGGCAGAGGAGAAGCATGGAGAATGCCAATTTAAAAATAAAATTAAAGCAAGGAACCATTAGGAATGATGGAATGGTTTTTTGGCAATATTATAAAACTGGGAAAGAGCGTTGGGTTTCTAAAGAAAAATACAACGAAATAAGGCAAAAGCATATTGAAAAATGCAAGAAAAGACGGGAAGTAAACAAAGAAAAAGACAAAGCAAGATGCAGAAAATATAGAGAACAGAACAAAGAAAAATTAAGTTTATATTTAAAGGAATGGAGAAAGAAAAACCAAGAAAAATGCAGGCATCTTAAAAATTCTTGGAGAGATAAAAACCGAGATAGATTTAGAAAAACGAGTAGGGATTATATTAGAAATAAAAGAAACAGTGATCCTATATACAAAATTAGATGCAATATTTCTACACTGATTCAAAATGGAATAAGAAATCTTGGTTTTTCCAAAAAAACAAAAACGAGTAAAATACTTGGATGCGATTATGATTTTTTCAAAAAATATATTGAGAATAAATTTAAAGATGGGATGACATTTGATAATAGAGCAGAGTGGAGCCTTGATCACATAATCCCTATATCTCTTGCAAAAACAGAAAAAGAATTGATAAAATTAAATCATTACACAAACTTTCAACCATTGTGGAAAATCGAAAACATTAAAAAAGGAAATAAACTTCTAACACAATTTTGAAACTATGACCCCAAACGATTTTCTTAAAATTCTACTAGCGGCAAGTAATAAATGCACAGATCCAGCACCAAAGGGATGGTATTCTAAAAACGAACTTTGTAAAATGTGGAATGTCAAAAAAACTACCTGTAAAGAAAGAATTACATCAGGAATAAAGTTAGGCTTGATTGAGAGAAAAGACTTCTATGTGCCTAATGTTAATGGAACGCTTTTTCCTGTACCTCACTATTTTTTTTTAGATAAAAAACCCAATAAAAAAACTTGCATTAAGTAAAACAACAATTAGAATTCTAAAATTATGTCATGTAGCAACGATTCAAATAGTAATGTCTGTAGGCAAGACATCCCCTATCCCCAGATTTCTAGTGAAAGCGTTCCTTCGTTGATTAGCAATTTAGTTTATGCACTATACGGCACAATCGACAAATCTGTTGTAAATGGACGTGTTGTTTGGGATATCCCATGTGATCCGAATAACACTGCGGAAGCAGATAGTATTCCAAGAGAAGAGGGAGAAGGATTGCTTTGTTATCTTCTTCGACTATTTGATGAATATTTGTCTGGAGGAGAATTTTTGCGCTGGGGATTTTCTGGAAGTGGACAAACAACATTCACATTGCCGGGAGCTTATCAACCAAATCGAGTTGGTTATATTGCTTATATTAACGGGTCAGTTGTTGACCCGATAAATTATACAATTTCTACTACGCTTCCAAGAGTATTAACACTAAATACTCCTCTTTCGGGAGGATCTTTTTTAACTATTGTAGAACTTTCTAGCAGAGCAGGAGCGACTGGTGCGACTGGTGCGGTTGGTGCGAGTGGTTTGAGCGTAATTGGAAGCACAGGAAGCACAGGAAGCACGGGAATCCAAGGAAATGACGGCAGTACTGGCGCAACTGGAATTGGCTTGCAAGGCAGCACAGGAAGCACTGGATTGCAAGGATCCACTGGATTGCAAGGAACACCCGGAGGGGCTACTGGGGCCACGGGGCAGCAAGGTATCTCTGGAACCGCTGCTGGAGGAGGTCTTCGTTGGGCATATTCGGGAAATGGTTTGCAAACTGTTTTTCAAATTTCTGGAGCAACAAGCCTTTTAGAGACAGCTTATTTAGTTGTTTTAGATGGCATCACTCAAGACCCCAACAATTACACCATTAATTCTGGTTCTCCGTATACCCTTACAATGTCATCTTCTGTTCCAAGTGGAACGCAAATCGTTATTGTTAGCATTGTAGGCCCAATTGGAGCCACTGGCGTTGCTGGTTCCGCTGGGCCTTTCGGTGGTGTTCGATGGGCTTATTCTGGCAACAATGATGCAAATTTTGATATTACAGGAAATACAACGAATAATCCTCTTGGATACCTTGTTTGCATTGATGGTGTGGTTCAAGATTCTGTAAATTACTTAATTTCTGGCAATACGCTTACGATGTCTTCACCTGTCCCTGTTGGATCAGAAATCGTAATTGTGTCTTTGAATGGAATTACTGGCGCAACTGGAATTGGCTTGCAAGGCAGTACTGGTATTTCTCCAGCAATTGTTCGTCAAAGTTTTACAGCACATTATATCACTCTTGGATACAAGCAATTTTACTTTAGCCCAACCTCCCCTATTGGGTGGACTTACGGATCTCGACTTCGTGCAGTTGCCAATTCTGCATATCCGTGGGATTGGGTTGAGGGAATTGTTATTGAAGTAAACAATTATTGGGTCAAGTTGCAAGTAGACAAAGTCCAAGGTAGCGGAAACTTTGCTGATTGGATGATTGGTCTTTCTGGTGATGGTGGATTGGGTGCGACTGGAAGCACTGGGCCACAAGGAACACCGGGTGGGGCCACAGGACAGACTGGGGCCACGGGTATCGGCAGTACTGGCGCAACTGGGTTGGAGGGCAGCACTGGCGCGACTGGCGTATTGCCTCCAACAAACTTTGGAAACGCATGGGCATATTCGGGTGATGGAATCCAAACAGTATTTGCAATTACTGGTGGATTGTCTATACTCTCACCAGCTTACCTAGTTCATGTAGATGGGGTATACCAAAAATCAACAAATTACACAATTGACAATATCATCCCAAGGACTTTAACTTTTTCAACACCGATCCCATCTGGATCAGAAATAACAATAGTATCACTATCAATAGCTTAACAATCCAAACAACAACAAAATAATATTATGGCACTAACTAAAGCAACACAAAACGTAATCGCTCCGATTACATCAACAGGATCGACTACTGCAAGGACATTGGCTAATAGGTTTGCTGATGTCGCTAATGTTTTGGATTTTGGTGCTGATCCTACTGGTGTAACTGACTCCTCAACGGCATTTCAAAATGCTTTGAATCTAATTCAATCAAGATCAAATGGTGGAACTCTTTTTATTCCTGCTGGAAATTACCTTGTAAACACAACTCTTACTTATAGTAATAATTCTTTAACAATAGTTGGAGAAAATGAAAAAGTAACAAATATTATAAAATCTTCTGGGACTGATTTGTTTGTTTTTAATGGTAGAAAATTAGGTGAAACTGCTGATTTTATAACAATTAAAGGAATTAGGTTTTTAAGTGCTAAAACGGGTTCTGGTGCGGGGTCTGCGATTAAGGCTATTTGGCCAGAAAATATGACAGCAAGACCATGTTGCCATTTTGAAAATTTAGTATTTTTTCCTAATAGTGAAAATGGAGCAACTAATTGGTGGGATAATTCAATTTATATTAAAAACGCATCGCAATCTACGATTACAAATATAAAATCTTGGGCAGTAAATTCAAATATTCAAACACATATCCGATTGGATTACTCCAATAATCCATCTTCATTTGCCGTGTTGATGCAAAATCTTTTTTTCCAAGGTGGGTTATATGGAATACACCAAACAGGTTGCGTTGAAATGTTGATGATTTCAAAAGGTGAAATTGTAGGATCACAAATTGGAGTATTTGCAGATTCATCTTCGTCATTACTTCCTACTTCACCTGTTGGATATAACCCATTGATTGATATAAAAGATATTCATATAAACTCAAAAGAATGGAATATTAAAACAATAAATTGGGACGCTATAAATATTAGCGGAGTAGATTTTTATCATGGCGTTGGATCAGGAACAGATATTAATGGTGGGAATATATATATTGAAAATACAACAGACCCATCTGCATCAATAGGAAGGCATAGAATAATAAATAATAAATTTGAAAGCCCACTAAGTTTACCAATAAATGATATTGGGTTGCATTTTAAAAGTATTGGTAAAGCAATTGTTTCTGGAAATCTTTTTCTTAAAAATTCATTTAGAAATATATTTTTAGAAAACTGTAATCAAATAACAGTTAGTGGAAATGCATTTTATCCCGGATTTGCAATTGATAATTCTATTCGCGTAGAAAACACAGTTGCTCCATTAACTGATTCGGTTAAAACAAGAATCGTAGGAAATACATTTGAAAATGCCACAAATGCTATTTGGATTGGAGGCGGGGCTTCTGATTGTGATATTCTTGGAAACACATTTGATGATATTTCAATCCCAATTTTACTTGATAATCCAAGAATTTATGGTCAACAAATTGCAATTCAAGGAAATAAATCAGCAGCATGGGAAAGAAAATTACTTGAAGTAAATTCTGCAACTCCAAGTGTTAGTGGAGCGCAAGAAGGATTGTGTTATTTTGCAAATTCAGCACCAACAACAATTACTAATTTTGTTGATGGATTTGCTGGACAAACTATAGATATTGAATCAATCAATGGAAATACAACCATACAACACAACGCAGATATTAGGCTGCAAGGTGGAGTAAATTTTTCTATGACAACCGGGAATAGATTGTATTTGAGACAAGAAGATTCTTCATCTGGATCATCTTGGTATGAAACTGGAAGATTAACATAATTTATGAGCTACTGCACACCATGCCCACCATGCGACACGAACTTTCCGTTGTTGTGTGAACCACTTGAATAATATGCCATACACTAAAGAAAAATACGATTTGCCATCTGGATTTACGGATCTGGGTGAGGAAGTTAAGCCAATGTCAATGGAGGAAATGGAAAAGCCTAAAAGCGACTACCATTATCCATCACTCTATTTTGAGAATGCAGAAGGGCTTAAAAACCTTCCTAAAGAGGGGACTGCCACCATCTACTTCCGAAAGACAATGGAGAAGGATGAAACTACAATGCGCGATGGCAAGACCGAAAAACGTCATTGTGTTGAGTTGTGTATTTGTGGCATTAAATCCAGTGGATCCTCCGAAATGGAAATGGAAGACGAGATGGATGACGAGGAGGCTATCGACTCTGGGCTAGAAGAGGCAGAATCCGAAAAGAAACCAAAAACCAAAATCGAGATTGAAATTGGTGGTGAGGAAGAGGAAAATTAATTTATATGGCAAAACAACCAACAGAGGCAGCAATGCCCGAACCCGAAATGGGAATGGATCTCCCTGAAGATATGAGTGGAATCGCTTCTCCAATGGCAGAAGAGGGTGCGGTGACCATCTCCGTAGCCAAGTCTAAATTTGACGAACTGCACAGCATTGCCATGCAACTTGCTGGAATTATCGATGCTCTTGCAGCGGACGTTGAAGGACAAAAAGCCATGACTGAATCTCTTGAAGGTCAAGTTCCCGCAGCGGAAAATGCAGCAATGGCAAGTGAAGAAGATTTTCTGAATTCTATTGCGTCCGAGGGTTCCATGCGCTAATTTATCGTCATGTTTGTCGATCAAATCTTTGAGGAATGTGCGGAGATTTTAGGAACTACTGACGAGAAAAGAGTTTACCGCAAAATCACGCAAGCAGTTCAGACCCTTATGGAGTCTGGGCATTGGATGCAATCTACTGCGGACGTGGATGTTTGCACTGGTTGGGATGGTTGTACAATTGCTCTTCCCCGTGGAATCGACGTTCCCCTTGCGGTCAATGTAGATGGATCCCCAGTTTACTTTAGAAATCGTCTATTCCAATATCATGTCAATAAAGGTGGCAAATTCAACACTGTAGACTGGGCATGGGATGATCGAGGCTATGTAGCGACATTGATGCAAATTGTTCAGCCTTCTCAGTTGGTTGCTATTGCCGAGAGTGAGAATGACGTTGGCAAAATCATTCGTCTTACTGGCACTGATTCTAATAATCGAGATTTGCGTAGCCAACTCAAGGACGGAACGGGCGTTGATGGTCTTCTCATTCCAATCCATTCGCAATCTGACTTTGCTTACGGAACAATCGCCCCAGACGATGCAACTATTAGAACCCGTGAGGTTGCTGTAACCCCGATTGGCAAGTTTACATCTACAACCCCTCACACGCTCGACTCTGGTCAAGGAATGGCAATTACGGCGATTTCTGGCACTATCCCAGTTCCACTTTCAAATGGTCAGGTCTATTACATTGGTGTTCTGGATGCATTGACCATTCAAATCTACAACGATTCCCTCAACGCACAGGCAGGTAATTATCCGCTTTCCCTCCAAAGTATAGTAGGAGCAGGGCTATTGAACTTCCTAGACTCTAGGACTTCATTCGTTGTCACTGCTCTTCAATTCGCGTCTGCTCCTACTATCGAAATAACAACGGCGAATCCGCTTACATTCCCATCATCGTTAATTTATTCCGTTACAGGCACTGCATCGAATGACACAATTACTGCCGTAGATAATATTCTGCAAAATAACCAAGCAATAAAATTTACAGCACTGCTTGGCGGGTCTGGTTTAAATACCAGCACTCAGTATTATGTTATTAACCGATCTGGAAACACATTTCAGGTTAGCACCTCTGTTGGTGGTTCTGCTGTTCTATTTACAACTGACCTTACAGGAGCAATATCAGCAACACATATGCTGCCTATTGGTTTGCGTTCTGGAGTTACTTACTTTGGCAATCTGCTAGATGCAACGCACCTGCAAATCTTTACTTCTATTTCTGACGCACAGTCAAATATCAACGAAATTCACACGACTGGATCAACAAATTCAATCAACGTCGATATACGAAAGGAAATCGTACCTGAGACAAAACTAGACTTTAATGTACCTCACCTTCTAGGTCAAGGTGACCAAGTTCAAGCGTTTACTTCTGGTGGAACATTGCCTACACCATTGCTGGCAAACCAAAATTATTTTGTAAACATTATCGATTCGGAATCAGTATCAATTCATACAAATCAATCGGACGCATTAGGTTCTTCACCAACAAATTTTGTTAATCCAATTAAGTTAACATCTGCTGGAGTTGGCACAATTTCCCTTGTGAAATTAATTCCAGCATCAGCGGTTGCGGGAGAAGCAAGTCAAATAACCGCACCGGGACTCTCCATTCCTAACCCAAGTGGTCAGGATGCAGAATTCACCCCCGTGGTAGTCGGAAGTGTTTTTTCTGTGAATTTAACCAACGTAGGATCAGGTTACACAAATGATAATATAACTGTTACTTTTCCACTTCCTCCAACCAAACCAACAGGAAGCACAATAATCACAAGACGAGCCACTGGTTATGCAATTAGAAATAGCATTTCCTATCAGATTTCTTCTATTGTGATAACTGATTCAGGGTTTGGGTACATAGACACAGGGTCACCATTATCTATTACAATTACAGCACCTCCCGTTGCTGTGCCTAAAAACATAACAACTGTTCTTACGGACAATTTGATAAACGTCACAGTGACCACTAGCGGAAGTCACGGGTTTCGTACTGGAGACGAGGTTACAATCACGGGAGCAGACCCTGCTGGATATAATGGAAATTTTACAGTATCAGTAATTAGTTCCAACAAGTTCACATACCAACTGATAAACCCTATTGGAAATGAGGTTACCATTACTGGACTTACCTGTGTAGGAACATTGGCTACAGCACAAACCACAATTAATCACGGACTTTCAAATGGTCAAACTATTTACGTTAGTGGTGCTGCGGTAGTTGGATACAATGGCAACAAGGTTATAAATTATGTAGACGCAAACACATTCACATATGCTGTTGATAATGGAACAGACTCACCAGCAAATGGAACTCCAATTCTATTTACTTCCCCAGCAATAAGAGACGATCCCTCTGTTCCAATAAAAGTTGTTTTAAAAGCAGGAACACAAGCAACGGCAAGCTGCACAATTGAAACTTCTGTTTTAGCTGGATTCACAAAAGTTGATGAGGGGTCTGGTTATTTGGTTGAGCCACAGGTTGAAATTAAAGATGGTGGGGGAAGTGGTGCTACAGCAAGGGGAACTGTAGCTAATGGAAAAGTAACTTCCTTGACTGTTGTCACTAGCGGAACGGGATACACAAGCGTTCCAACGGCATTAATAACACCCTCAACTGGTGTGTTTTTACAATTTTCTTCGACTGGATTGATGCCAACACCTTTAATTTCTGGAACTTCTTACAGAGCAGAAAAGCCACTCAATACATTAACAGGGAATTTTACTGTTAAAAATGCTGACTTTAGTAAAATAAACGTAACATCATCTCCAACAGGATCGTTTTATGTTGTTCTTTCACGCTCATTTTCGGTTGGATTCACGAACCAATGGTTAGGTGATTTCACAAACCTTTCAACATATTCCGAAATTTACTGGGGAACGGATTATCTATTACCAACAACAAGTCCAGCAATTGACGTAGGAACAACTCCATCCTATTTAGAAATCTTGTCAAGAACTGTTGCACGGGCTTATACTTCAACATTTTCACCCGCTCAATTAATTAGCGTTACTGCTTTTGGAACTGGACAATCGTATTTTGCTAAACGCTTCGTTGTTTCTCCGTTGCCGTACAATAATCTAATCCAACCTTCCTCTGTGCAATTCTTGCAGGAAAATGAGACTGTTAAATTTGCTACAAGTGGAGTCATGCCATTGCCGTTGGTAGCTGGAACGGACTACCAAGTTAGGGTAATTGGGGATAGTGTTAATGTATACTCTGGAGGTGCGCTGGTTCCAATTACGACCCCCGGAACTGGTCAGTTGTCGCTCGATATCCAACGCACCTTTACGGCATCGCCTTCTACAAGCATTGTTGCTGACGCTTCGCTTTACACCACTGGTCAATCCGTGACTGTACGAGCCAATTCTGGTGATGTACTTCCGAATGGATTGGTTGCAGGAACGACATACTTCATTCGTCGCATCAACAACGATGAGTTTGAACTTTATGCTACCAAAGCACAATCTCAAAACCTATCTAGCATTGTTGGAAGAAAAGAGTTTTTAACTAGTGGTCTATCCACGGACAGCAAATTCTTTGTTGATGCCATTGAGGATCCAATTTTAGTTAAGAGTGTTGCTAACATTCAAAAACCCCTTACAGACGGGTTTGTGAGCTTGTACGCTATGGACTACGGGCGCAGTAATGATTTGACCTTGATTGGTCAATACCATCCTACAGAGGTCAACCCGCAGTACCGCAGGATTCGCATTGGCAAACCATGTGCATGGGTAAGAATTGCCTATAGGCTAAAACCTCCAGTTATCACGTCCAAGTACGATTTTATCCCAATTGAACACACACGCGCAATCATTTGCGGAGTCCACGCTTGCGACTTGGAGGATAAAGATTTTGCTGAACAATCACTACGTTACTGGGGATTTGCTTTGGCATATCTGAAAAATCAGCAAGAACACCAAGATGGTCACGCATTCGTTCCACCACAAATTAATGATTTGACGTATGGTGATGGAACTGATCCAGTTATGTTTTAGTAATGAAAAGTGAAAACATTACAGCAGGAAGACTAAAAAAAGTCTCAACTGGGTGGGTGCAAGGAGTTAATTCCGTTCGCAACCCGTGGTCATTGCCAGAAAACCAATGCAAGTGGGGTGTAAATGTTAATGTCCGTGGTGGCATCGTTCAAACGAGGCCGGGGCATAAAATGCAACTTTCCCTTCCCGCTGGTAATTTCCAAGGTGGTGTTCTGTTTTCTGCAAATAAACAAAAGGAATCGGCACTCACAATCGAGCGTGATGGGGTAGTATCAACTACCCCAGCTAAAATCTTCGACGTGTCTGGAAATGGTGTTGTTGCAAGCGAATTGTCCTACATGGTGTTTGCCGTGAATGGCAACGTCTACTACTCGCCATTCCCTCTGGTTCAGCCAAGCAACTGGGAGGATTTTCGTTTAAAAAACATCTCGATGTCACCAGACGTTGATCAATTCGTGTTTGCGCTTGCCACACGCTCCGCAAATCTATCGACTGGAACAGATGAGTTTGCTACTCCTGCACATCGGATTGTGATGATCCAAGATGGTATTTCATATCCATCATTTTGGGATGGTGCAGACAAGGGTGGAACGCAACTCTCCACAATTCCCGTAGGATACTGGATGGCATATAGCGGAAACAGAATGTGGATCGCTGATAAGAATATCGTGCTTGCATCCGATCTAGGTGATCCAACCTCTTTCAAAGAACGCACAACAGGAACATCCCGTGGAGATTTTAGTTTTTCTCGTCCCATCACTGGAATGACAAGTTATGTGGGTCAGGACACTTCGACAAGATTGATTGTATTTACTGATCGTTCTACATTTCAATTGAAATCAGGAGTTCTTGATCGTGAGCAGTGGGTCACAACTGAAAACTTCCAATCCACCCTTTACCCAACTGTTGGTTGCATTGCTGGAAAATCAATCGCCTTCCAAGCGGGTCAGATGTGGTGGTACGCGCAGGGGGGTCTAATGACAGGTGATATTGCAGCAACCTCCTACTTGTCCTCGCAGGTCTTGTTTAAGGACGTTGAAATGGCAAGAGCAAAGAGACTCATGGCAGCGGATCCAACGAAGATTTGTGCCACGGGATTTGAAAACTATTTGCTTTACTCTATTCCATATCTTCAAACATTAAATTCAGACACCATGGTGCTAGATTATGCAACGGCATCAGAATGGGGTAGTGGAGAAAATAGGTTTCCAGCATGGGCTGGAGTTTGGACAGGAACACGCCCAGTAGAATGGACTACAGGGGTCATTGACGGGCAATCTCGGTGCTTTCATTTTAGTGTAGACTATGCAGCGACCAACGATGGATCATTCAACCACCTTTGGGAGTCATTCCAACCAGAACGAATCGATTCTTACCTTCAGATCAATCCAGACAAAACTACGACCACACTTTACAATCGGATTTACTCGCAATTTGAAACTCCATTGCTTGGTGACGAGATGGATTTAAAGAAGTTTGTCTATGCTGAAATTGAATCTACGCAGATTGGTGGAACAGTTGATCTAAAAGTGTCCTACAGGGGCAGCAAGGGATCATACAACCCAATCCTTCAAAAGCGCATTCTTGCGGTCACGGATGACTACCAGTGGGAAAATACACCATACGAATCGGAGATTCAGAATCTAGGATTCCTTAACTCGCAGTATCGAAGGTTGACCACTGAATCGGCGCAGCGGAATTCACTTGTTTCAACGTGCGAGTCTTATCTGACAGACGATGTAGATAAGGCATTTTCTTTGTTAATCGAGTGGTGCGGTGAATTCGGAGTTGAAATCGTTCGACTCTTCATGGATCCATACATGGAAAAGTCCACAGGTGTTCCGCAGGGAGACGAAACTCAATCTTGTGTTGTAGCACAAACTGGCGAAACATTGTTAATCGACCTGTTGCCTAACCCATACGAGCAACAATCGGCAAATGACAACTCATATAGCGCAAAAATATTCAAGACCGCAACATTGATTTGTGATGTAAACCCATCGAAATCAATTTCTGCCACGGCATCTGCTACGTTCTTGTCATATATTAGTTTTGAACACGCGCAGGAGGAAGCTGGAGTGCTTGCACTTCAATCCGCAACTGCCGCTGCACAACAATTTAAAGCCCAGAATCCCTGCTAATATGCCATCGATCATTACAGCAACCAAAGAGGTCACTAGCTTTCCAAACAAGTTCATCTCCCCATTTGGTGATGATCCCGTGGTTCCAATTTACTCATCAATCCCATTCACGACTGGTCAAAATAATTGCTTGCCATGCGCCATCTGTGGCAGTAATTCTACTCGCAACAATATTCTGAAAGCGCAAGCGGATAAATTTGCTAACTACACACAAACCATAGCCAACCCAGATGATATTCTAGTTGGGTTTAATTAATACATATGAGATCAAAAATGCAATACAAGCTCGTCCAAAAAGGAACAAATGAATTCTTGGAATTAGCAGATTTCGCTGAAGATTTTGACCATAAAATTATCGAGCATCCTAATATTAATGTGTATGCACATTATCGTGATGGTGAATTATTTGGATACTCTGATCACGTTTTTATTCCAACAATTTATCCAGCATTTCATCCTAAATTTACTCGACCTAGAGATGTGATGCAATGCATGAGTGATTGGATAACTTATTCTCAAATAACCAATTCACCGGGGTACATTGGTGTGCCATTAAAGGATGAACGAACTAACTTTACAAACGAAATAATGGAAAAATTAGGGTTGACTCCTTTAAAAAGAGAAGTCTATTCTTTAACTTAATTAAACTTATGGGCGGCCAAACATATACTCCTCAAATTCAACAACCTCGTCCTGAACTTAACATGATGATGGCATCCGAGGCAAACAAAGGGATGTATGGTGGTCTTGCTTCTCAAGGTAGGTTGCTTGAAATGGCTGCTCAACTAAAGCCAATTTACCAAGACTTTAACCCCAGCGAGGTATCTCAACAGGCTTTTGAATTGGGTATTGAAAACGCAAATCGCGCTAGACAATTTGAAGAAAACGTAGATCCAACCCTAGCCAAGATGCGTTCAGGCATGAGCGAGACTGTACAGAATCTAACCTCTCCAGAGAGTTGGCAGCAAAAACTAGGGCAGTGGGCAAAGACAAAAGGTCTGGCGCAAATGATGGGGACTGGACTCGACATGGGATCCACCATTGGCAGGTCTGCAATGTTCGATCAATCCACGGCACAAGGTAGGCAGGTTGCTTTGGAAGATATGGCACTGCGTCAAAAGTATTTAGACGCAACCCAAATGCAGGGTGGCATTGATCCCGGCTCATTGGTTGCAGGTCAACTAGCAGCAAAAGGACAGAACCAACAAAGTCTTCAAGAGTGGCAACGTGGTGTCCTATCTGGCGCACAGGGTCTAGGACAAACTGCACAGGATGCAATTAACCGCTCGATGGGTAATATCCAATCCGCTCATTCCGCAAACGTAGCAGATACTCAAAATTATAACAATATGGCAAACCAAATTATGGCACAAAACGCGCAAAGCAAAAATGCCGCAATGGGATCTTGGCTTACTGGTGGTGGTGCAGTTGCAGGGGCAGCAATTGGAACAGGTGCTGCAATTATTATTTAATGAAAAGCCTAATACATAAAACAATCGATAAAGCAGTTCGTTGGAACAAACAATGGCCGAATTCTGTCATCTTTTGGTCTGGAGGAAAGGACTCAACTGTCCTTCTTCATTTTTTAAAATTTAAGTGTGGAATTGATTTGCCAGTAGTTCAATTTCGGCAACCTAAATTCCGTGAAAGGTACGCTTACTCCGATAAGTTAATTAAGGACTGGCAACTCACCATGTACGAGTATCCAGCATTTAAACATACTTTGGCAGATGGGCCTGATGTGGAGACTGGTGAAGTTCGCTTCGATCTACTACACTACTTCCAATGGGGCAAAAACTCCGTGGTATTGTCTCTAGGAACAGAACGTCCCAAGGCAAACGAACCCTTTATGTGTGGTGTTGATGACTTTCTAATGCGTCCCACTGGAACATTTAATTTCCCGTGGAATGGAGTTTGGATTGGAACTAAATGGACAGACACTGACCTAATTAAAGGTCATGTTCCATTGGCTCAAGACATTCGTCATGTTGATGGCAACCCTGCTTCACTTTACCTTCTAAAAGATTGGAATGATGAGAATGTGTACGAATACCTTGAGACTAACAATGTCCAACCAGACCCAACTCGATATGTAAAAGGTAAGCATGGATGGATGAACAATCCTGACAAGTCACTCAATGCTGACTTCTATCCTGTCTGCCTTAATTGCGTTGATCGTCATCAAGGCCAACACGTTGATTGTCCAAAGTTAAAAGCAAAAATAACTAACATTTCCCACCTTGCGCCTTACGATGACATCGTGATACCAGATTTGGGATTTAAACCAGTAACTTGGAACAACGGAGAATAACATTATGGGTGGATCAAACGCAGCAAACGCAACAGGAGCAACACAAACACCAGTAGCTAATAGCCAATATGGTGGAATTGTAGGAAGCATTTCCAATGCACTTGGTCGAACGGGTGATTCCGCACAAAATTTATTGGCAGGAAAACTAGGAACTGGAGCGCAACCTCGACCTGATTACAATCCGCAAAAGCAACAGCAGAACCAAATGGGTGATGCATTGAAAGACGCATTTGGTAAGGTTGGTCAAGCGGCATCTTCTCCATATGATCGTGCGGCTAAATCACAATCTGATTCCGCTTCAGCTTGGTCTGCCATGCAGCGCGGTAGTGGTGATGGAAGCGGCAGTCTTGGTTTTTCATCTATGGGTGCATATTCCGTACCAGAAACTGGTGAGGAAAAAGTATCACAAGGATGGGCTGATGCATTTAAGTCCGTTGGAACTGCTGCAATCGGCGCAATGGGTTCCGCTGCTGGTGGCACTGGAGGATTTGGATCACAAGCTGAGATGCTAAAGCATACCGCACCCGGAACAACTGGATCATTTAATGCTGGAATGGGATGGGTTCCCCGTGCTACACGTGCTTAATGGATAATGAATACGATTGCGAAAAGTGCGGTGCTTGTTGTTGCTTCAAATGGTCATGGCCTGTCTTGCGACGAGATCGATCTGATGCGACTGGTATCCCGAAAGAAATGCAAAGGCAAGACTATCCTCTAATGAAAACTACTGACTCTCGATGCATTGCCTTGGATGGAAAGGTTGGTGAGAAGGTTTGTTGCATGGTATATGCGGACAGACCGAATTCTTGCAGACAATTCCAACCCGGTTCCGATCTTTGCAAAGAAGCGAGAAACAAATTGACAATTTGAAATATTAAATGTATTTCACTAACAACCAACCAAACAATTAACATTAAAATTAAGGAGTAATATTATGGGAGGAGGATCAATGCCTACACCACCACCACCACCAGACAATTCAAAGGTCTTGCTTGAGCAAATGAAAATGCAACGCGAGGAAGCTGCACTTGCAAGGAACCAAACAGACATGGCTCAACGCAATTCCATGATTGAAGCTCAAAACCAGCAAGCATCCATGCTTGCGCGTGAAGGTACGCAACGGGCGCAGCAGAACGCAAGCGGCATGAATGCCATTAAAGCGGCAGAGGATGCCGCTGCTCGTCAACGTAGCGCAACTGAGGCTCAAAGTGCAGGGTCAGCAGTAACTGGTGGCGCATACGATGTCAATGCAGCACGTCAAGGCGCAATGGCAAACCTTGGAGCGGCATCTGGAACCCTTCCATCCACGGGGGCCAACATGATGAACCCAACGATGGTCAATCCTGCAATGACAACTGCGGCTAACCAAGGCGCAGGTGGCAGCAACCAGCGGGTCAACCAATTCGCAGTTCCTTCAGCATCTGGACTAACATTCGGCGGGGCTTAACCTTATGGCACTACCCACTGGTGGCTATTCGTTCACCCCACAGACCGCAAGTCTTGGGGCGAGTCCTCTTTCTGCGTTGAAACCTCTAGACGTTGGAGTAAGCATTCAGTTTACTCCCATGCCGAAATACGAGGTTCCGTCCGCGCAGCAGGAGTTAGTCAGCATGGGTGCTGCAAAGGGGTTCCAAGCGTTGGCTGAACCTGTTTTTGCTGCAATTAAGGCAAACGATGATAAGCTTCAAAAAGCAGACGATGAAGCTCTAAAATTTGATAGAGACAAAACACTTGCTAGAATCAGAGCAGAAAAGACCCCAGAGGAACTAAAGTTTGAAAAAGATTATAATGAAGCAAGGCTTGCAAATCTAAATAGCCTAACAGCAGAACGTGGTGGAGATAAGGTTCCTATTAACACAAAAAGAAAAGGGTTTTTCAAAGATCCAATAGTTATCCCTTCAGTTGATGGAGAATTACCAACAGGGCCAACATCAGTTGATGATCCAACGTCACTATTTCCTTCTGTGTCATCTGTTGATCAACAGTTGCCAATGCGAGATTTTAGCAGGTTTAATAGGGGTGGTGTTTTGGCTGATATTTCATTTCAAGAACCATCAGCGATTGCAACTGCCCCATTTGAACCAGTTATATCACAAGAGCAAATTGCAGCAGTCACAAATCCTCCTCTTGCTTATATGCAAGCCGCAACTGGAGGTGTTGCTGTTCAACCAGCACCTATGCCAGAGGTTCGTACTGCAATCCCTGTTACACCAACTTCAGATGTTCGCACTGCTGCTCCATTATATGAACCTAACGATTTGATTGCTCCATACGAAAGTTGGGAAGACGCTGAAATGGCAAATGAAATGCTTGCAAAGCAATTGCCAAATTATGAAGTGAAGCCCATTAAGCAACAGATTGTTGATGGTCAAACTTATTATGTTGTTGAACCTCCTGTTAAAAAACAAACACAAGAACAAATCCCATCTAATTTAGCAGTTAAAAGTGCTAAAAAACAAGTTGGTGATGTAACTTATGATTTGATTCCTAAGGGTGAAATCAAGCAGCAAGTCAAAGCATTAAAAGAGCCTCTTGGTGAAATTGATACGATGCTTCGCACCATTAATCAGATCAGAAGCATTTATAAGGGTATTTCTCCCGGTGTTGGAGGTTTGGCAAATTGGCTAAGTTATATCCCCGGCACTGATGCTTCGGACGTTGAAAAGCTAACAAAGACCTTGCAAGGTAATATTGCATTCAAAAAACTTGCAGACATGAAAGCGGCATCTCCAACAGGTGGTGCTTTGGGTGCGATTAGTGAAAAGGAATTAAGTTTGTTGGCATCTAATCTTGGGTCAATTGATCCAAGTCTAAGTTTCTTTTTGTTTAAACAAAACATTGATGAGATTGAAAATATTGTATCAAGGGCAAAAGAAGGAATTAAAGAACAAATTCAATCTGTTGAAATGCCGCAAAACTTCCAACCCATTCAATCTCAAGAAAATCTTTTAGAAATTAAATCGCAAGAAGAGTGGAAAAAATTAAAGTCTGGACAAAAATATATTTTTAACGGGGTTACTGGAACTAAAAAATAATATGGCATGGCAACCACCTGAAGATGAATTAGACAGTAATGTTCTACAGCAATCGAAACCTCCTGAGGATGAATCGGCCAAAAATATTCCAGATCAATGGAGTCCTCCTAAAACTGAATTAGTTGAAAATACTCCAGATCAATGGAGTCCCCCTGAAGATGAACTAGATAATAGTCCTACTAAAATTAAAGACGCAGGTACGCTTCAACAAATGAAGCAATCAGGTCAAGAATTGACCCGTGAGCAAGAGAGAATTCTGTTTGACGCTGAAGATAAAAAAGAGTTTACACAAAAAGCATCCGAGGCTGTCACCACTTTTGTACCTACCGCAATTGATATTGCAAAGCAATTGGGAACAGGTGCTGGTGAATTTTTGTATAAAGGGGTTTTAAAGCCAATTGATTCAATGTCCCAGTCTCCTGAAGAGGCTGAAAAGACATTAAAAGAAGCTAAAAACATATGGAGATCTGGAGTTAGTGGAGTTGCTGGAGACATTCAAGAAACATCAGACGCCTTGGTTCGATTCTCAATGTTTGGCAGCAGCATTACTGATAAATTGCTTGGAAAGTCTAATGATGAGCGATTTGAAAAATATATGCTTCGTGAGGGTATGCGTCAGTTTGCTCAAAAAGTGTATGCTGATGATCCTGACAATGCCGCTCGTTTACTAGCTGAAAATCCATTGCTTCAAAAATTTGCTTCTGCTGCTGCTTTGGCTCAAGGAGCAACTCCAGAAGAAGCAGAACTTGCTAAAAAGACTTATGAAGAGTTGGTAAAGGAACAAGGATTAACTAAGGACGAGATTAATGAAAATGTTTCGATGCTTGGTGAAATATTGTCACCGATTTCATTACCGGGAACCAACCGCATTACCAAAACATTTGCAAAGGCCACTGGCAAGGTTACACGAAAAGCTGGAGAATTGGCTTTAAGGGGCGTTGTTGCACCACTTGCAAAGGGAGTGGCAAAAACCGCTGGAGGACTAGAATCTGGCATTGAAAAGATCCAAGGTGCTTCACGCAAGATTGGTGAATATGCGGTTGGAGATCCAGATACATTTGTAAAAACAGCAACAAACACAATTGTTGGGCCTGCAAAACTGCCTGCCAAGATGACAAGGGGCATTGCAACGACCATTGGAGATGTTGCAGGTCAAGCAGGGTTGGGAAGACGAGGAATGTTTGAGTTAGCGGGACGTGCATCAACATCGGGTGAGCTTACCAAGAAACTTTTTGGGCCACAGGCATTGGGTGGAAAAGGACGCGCAAGGGTTGCTGACTGGGCAGTGCGTCAATCTCACGCTATTATTCAACCTGCCGTTAATGGTGCTGTATTGAATGTGGCACTTGGATTGCCTGATATTGAGACTGCGCGCGATCTTGGCTATAGTGCTGGAGTTGGAGCAGGTATTGGAGCGTATGGTGGAGCAAGACTAATGGAGCGTGGTGGTGCTTTGATTGATCCAACAACTGGGCTTGCTGAAAAGATAGATGCCATTGTTACACCAGATCCGTCTCAATTGCGTAAAGATGAAGATGCGGACATTCAGAGATTCATTAAAACCGCTGATCCAACATTGATGTCAAGCATCGATGAGTTGTCGAATGTCAACAACATCAAATCTGCTCTTGATCTAAAGATCAAAAATCTAGAGGCAAAAAAAGTTGCTCAGATAAACAAGGATGACGAGCGTCGAATCCAAGATCAAATTGATAATTTTGCAGAACAACGAAAAGCTTTAGACAAATCGACTCCGCAAACTGAAGCGGAAATCAAACGTCAAGTTCAATTGAGCTTCACGGATGCAATGGACTTGGCAAAGACCACTGGTGCGGCAGCAGGGTTGAATAACATTCAAGTAAAGGTTCTACGTCCAGATCAGATGGAGGACTTCTACCGAAATCTGTATGGAAAGACATTAACTGATGCGGAAAGTGTGCTTCAACAACTTGTTGGCAACCCTCGTTTGTCTCCATCAGAGAAAGAGATGCTTGGTTTAGCCGATCAAACCATCAAGCAATATCTACAAGATGTAGCTGGATCCTCTACCGCAAGAGGGTTTGCAATTTCAGAACAGACTGGAAAACCAAACCACCTGAAGATGCAAAATCAAACAGGTGCAACAGTTGTCATTAATGGTGATTTGGTGACACAAATGGGACGAGATGGACTTAACTTAGGGCGAGTTATCAATCACGAAATGCAACACGCATTATCGAACTTCCAAGAGGTTCGTGACATGACTGCACCAATCCGCAAAGAACTTTTCGATCAAAAAGTAATTAATCCAGATGGAACATTTGAGGTTGTTAAAAAAGGTGTAATTCCAGACTCTGAATTGGATAAATTTGCATTGCAATATGCTGCGGCAATGGATGCATCTGGTGGAGCGTCATTCTTGTCTAATTTTGCCAATCAAGACCAGTTGAGGAACTACATGAAGGAAGAGTATCTGTCAGAGTTGGCAGGTCTTTCTGGTGGAATCCAAGGCAATCTACGGGGCAACCTAGATTCCGTGGGACGTTCTGTTGTGGACTGGATTGAAAGTCGAACAAAGAATGGTGCGCTAAAACGAGTCAAGGAAGCACTTCGTAATTACGGAGTCATTGTTGATGACCAAAGTCAGTTTTCATCTGTTATTGGTGGAGAACTAAACCCAGAGGCACTCGCAATGATGCGCCAATATCAAAGGGGTCTTCGTGATCTTAATGAATCTTTGGTTTACAATTCTGATCCGATTAAGGATGAGGCTGAAATCCCTTTGACAGTGTTTTCAACCAATCGTGCATTGCAACAACGATACAAGGATTCCGAGTTTTTCGAGCAACAACAAGTTGTCAAAATGACAACCCCAGATGGTCAGACTCAAGAAATTGTTATTCCACCCAACGTGAAGGTGGATTCGTTCATTAGTGACTATCGGTTTGCAAATGGTCAGTTGGTCGATGAGCTAGGCAATGTGATTTCACTTGGGCCTGATATTCCGCTTCAGGCAATGCCTGACGGAACTTCTCTTAGCGTTGATACACGCATTGCTAGGAATGCAGATGGATCCCCTCGCATTATTTCCCCAAGGGAATCAAAACGCCGCGCAAAGAAACGTGGAGAGGCAATCCGAAAGGCTATCGATGAAGCACCTGAAGATGCTTCTGGAGTGAGGTTGGAAGATACAGGTAACGGAAACTATCGGGGAACCCTTTCACCAACACAGGTTGCTGCAATTAATGCACTGCCAAACGACCTTGTTGCTCCATCACTGAAACGTAAGATTGCATTCTTTAATGAAATCTTGGGTCGAAAAGATGGAAGTATTGTAGAAATTGAATACCAAGCTGCAACACGAGACAAAAAGTATCGTGCATTGCAACCACAAATGAGAACCGAAATCCCATTTGGTTTTCAATTTGATAAACAAGGCAACTTTTTAATGACAACGATGTCGATGTCACGGATGCACGACAAGGCTAATGCTTGGGCAGCAAAGCGTCCTCGCAACTTGAGGTTGTGGGGTGGAGACATGACCAAATTTTGGGACTCTGTGCGTCAATACCTTTATAACCACAAACAAGGCTTGCAGGGGCATATTGGGCTTAATCCAGACCCTGAGATAGCAATGGAAATGAAGAATAGGATCAACGATCTATTCAATGTCTATCGAAAGGAAACACGCGATGCGAATCCAGAACGCACCACTTTGCCTAAACGAAAGGGACAAGATAGCAGGGACGTAGTTATTCGTTCCAGACGCATGGATAGAATTAATTCGTACGATGAAACTGCACTGGCAAAGATGCCATTCAGTTATGAGTTGGCAGTTAAAAACTATCTTCCAGCAGAAAATCCTCTTGCCGAATTACAGAGTCCAGAGCAATTCGCTCAGGCAATGGAAATTGACACGGAGATAGCAAGACTAGCAGCGCAAGGCAATGTTGAACCATTGGAGTTACAATTGCATCAGCAAGATCTATTGCATCCTGCCGAGTACATTGATGTAGAGAATGGAAAGTTGCGCGTTCGATCCATGTTTGATCCAACGCAAGCTATACTTGAACCAATGGAAAGCGAACCAGAGGTATCAGCATCGGCAACGCAGTTCATGCCAGCGGAAACGGAACGCTACCCTACCTCCGAGCGTGGAATGTACTCTGGACTACAAAAGACCATCGACGAAAAAGTGCAGGGAAAATTTGCGTCACCAGATCAACTAAAGGCAATCGTAAACAACCCACAGAACGCAAAGGCCGAGGAACTGAAATGGTCTGGATTGCTTGGTGAGATTGATCGTCTCGCAGCGGAGAATCAAGGCAAGGTTCCAAAAGACAAGGTTATGGATTACCTTCGCAATGAAGGTGCTGTTAAGTTTGAAGAGGTCACACTTGGAGGAGCAACTAAAACTTGGACGCAAAGTGAAATTGACGCTCTTGAACGGCAAGCTCAAAGGACAAGGAATTGGGATGCTTATGAACAAGCGGTTTTAGAATTTGAAGACCAGCAATTAGGAAGTAATGCAAACCAAACAAGCAATAAAACACGCTTTGCTAAATACCAACTTCCCGGTGGCGCAAACTACCGAGAGGTGGTGATGACGATGCCAGTTAAGCAAAACAAACCTCCATTCAAGCAATGGTTTGAAGAAATGAACCTTGGGTCATTTGATGATTTAAATGAAACTCAAAAAAACCGCTTATTTGATCAATACAAAAATGAAATAGATCCAACTATCCCCTCATACACCTCCTCCCACTTCCCAGACACACCCAACTATGTAGCGCATATGCGTCTCAACGAGCGCACAGACGCGCAGGGTAACGATGGGTTGTTTGTTGAGGAGTGGCAGTCTGACAGGCATCAGGCAGGGAGGGAGAAGGGGTATGCTGCATCTCAAGAAGAAATAAATGAATCAAGTGCTTTAACAGAAAAAGCAAAACAACTTGGTGGAGTTTCAAATTTATCTGAAGTAGAAAAATCCAGATGGTATGAACTTGCTGATAAAATTAATGCAAGTAATGATAAATCTTTAATCCCAGACGCACCATTCCGCAAAGACTGGTCTATCCAACTTTTCAAACGCGCATTGCGCGATGCCGTGGATGCAGACAAATCGTGGATTGGCTGGACTACTGGTGATACGCAAGCCGAACGATATGACTTGAGCAAACAAGTTGATGCTATTGATTATTCAATTGACGAAGATGGTCTTTATTCAGCTTCAGCAATAAAAGGAAAGAATGAAGTATTTTCAAAGAGGGAATGGAACTCTCTGAAGTAGAGGCAACATTTGGCAAAGAACTTGCACAAAAAATGCAAGAAAATAAAGGTAAGAAGCGAGAAACAGAGGATGGTGACGAATATCACTCGCTATCTGGACTTGATCTTAAAGTCGGTGGTGAAGGCATGAAGGGATTCTACGACCAAATCATGCCTAAAGAGGTTGGCAAGTATGTGGCAAAAATGGGTGGCAAGGTTGAAAAATCTGAGATTGAAGCTGGCAAAAAATATGACTTTGAAACAGTTCAAGGATTCCGAGAGGGTGTATTTGTTCTTCGCGATCGATTAACTGGAAAGTTTTTAGCTGATATTGAAAAAGAGACATTTGCATCTAGGGCTGAAGATGGACAGTTAATGTCAAAAAAATTAGCAGAATCATATGCAGAGGCATTTACTAAAGATACTTCCACCCCAATCTGGAAAGTAAACATCACTCCCGAAATGGCAGGTAAAGTGAGAGGTGGTCAGTTGCAATTCATGCCAGCAGAGCAACCCACCAAATACGAGCCGATCTCTGCGCGTATACGCCCCCTAGAGGGCATATCCGCACCAACCAAGGTGGTTGGAGCGAAGGCACTCTCGCTGGGTGAAATTGAGCCTCCTGTGCGGGGCAAGGCTATGCTGCCTGATATGGAGTTGACCCCTGATAGCTCAGAAAAAAGCATACAATCTTCTGACATAACTAGCTTGCAGTTCATGCCAGCGGAGGGGGAAGTTAAATCAGATATACCCGTTGCAAAAACAGACACAGAAGAAGAATCATCGGATAATAAATTGATTTCTACTGGTGTTGATGTGCCTGAATCCGTAGATGAACAATCAAACATTTCTAATGCATTAACGATTGCAAATTCACAATCGTGGAAAAAGGGACGTGATTTCAAATTAGATATTCAAAACCGAGTTCTTGAGGCAGCAAAAAAAGCTGGAGTTCAAATATCGGAAAGAACCGCTGAGGCAATTGAGTATCTAGCTAGAGTTGGTCTTAAAGATGGATTGCTTGCTTTGGATCAAAACCCAAACGCTATCGGATGGTATGACGAAAAGACTAAGCAAGCCCTTGGTGTTATGTCATTGATGTTTCCAGAAATCGAAACTGATCCCAATGCTAGATTTGCATTTACATGGGGACTAGCCGTTACATCAAACGGATTGAAAGTAGACAAGAACTTTGAGTTGGCAGAACGAGTATATCGTGAGTTCCGCAAAACAGGAAAGATGCCAACAAACATTGAGGCTGGACAGGCCCAAAAAGCAATCAATGAAGGATTGGATTTATTCAACAAGCTAACCAAGGATTGGGGTGTTGAGAATACACGCAAATTCATGCAAACAGATTTCACTGTTGGTGAAATTTCAAGGTTGAGCAAAGACCTATCCCCCGGTGGTGAATTCGCAGACACAAACGTCCGTGGATCCGCTATACTTGGGCCAAAGATCGGGAACGGATTCTTCAGCAATCTATATGGAATGTTCGATGCATTAACGATGGATCGTTGGTTGGTTCGCACTTGGGGTAGATGGACTGGCACACTTGTTGAGTTTAATCCAGAATTAACTGAACTAGCTAAAAACAGATTGCAGCAAACTATCGATAATCTGACTCCAGAAGATAAGGCTAGAATGGATGCGATGATTAAAAATGACATTTCTCAAATGGGACTTGAGTATCTATCTTTAGCTATTCAAAAGGCATCCATGAAACCAGAGATGAGGCAGTTGATGAATACCACTGCTACTGGTGAAGAATTCCGTAAAGCAGGTAATGGATATGCAAAGTATTTGGATGGTCAAAAGGAAGCGCCAGCAGGCCCAACAGAACGAAACTTCATCCGTGAGATTTTTGGTTTGATGCTTGATGAATTGAAATCATATCCGAAATACAAAGATCTAACTATGGCAGATCTTCAGGCAGTTCTGTGGTATGCTGAAAAGAGACTCTATGAAACCGCTAAAATAAAATCAGACCAAGATAGTCTTGACTCGTCTGATGCGGATGGATACGAAGATGATGATGCACCAGACTACGCTAACGCTGCAATTGGAGTTGCTCGTAAAAAAGGTGTTTCTGAAAAGAAGATACAGCAAGTATTAGAAAACATAAAAAATGACCGCACAACAAATACACGACCAGAAATTATCGAAGGGAATCAACCTGAATCCGAACAGCAGAAAAGTGCTGGAGGGTTTGTTGGAAAAGAAAAGCAAAAGTTCAAACAGTACGTTGCAGTCACAACCGCTAGACGAAATCGCACAGGCAATGAAGAGGCACTCTGGACTTACGCGAGAAGAAGCGGAAGCGATAGCGGAGAGCTACGGGTTCTAAAGCCTAAGTCCAAAAAGAATCTTGGAGTAAAGTACATCTCTGAATGGAAGCCGGGACGCAAACTGGCA